CGCCGCCACGATGACAGCCTCGACGGCGGAGTCGGCAAAGTGCGCCATGGCGCACCCGTCGGCCATCAGCAGCCCGACGCCCACCAGGAGCCAGACGGCAGCGGCGGTGCGCTGCGGTCGGCGCGGGCTCAAATGCGGATCGCCAACCGGTAACCGGATCGTATCGCGCCCGACGTCGCCCTGCGGAGGGCGTGAGTAGTGTGAGGTGCTCATTATTTTGAAATTCTGTAACCCGCACGCACGCCCGCAACGATCCGCTCATCCTGGGCGGGTGTCAGCGTTAGCATGCTGCCTCCGCCGTGCCATGTTTCGACGCTAGCCAACTCCGTCAGTGTCCAGCCGCCGGCGCCCCGCACCAGCGTCGCCTGGGTGATGCGAATTTTGTATTTATATGCGGCGGGCAGCTTTTGCCCGCTGGCAACCACCACACTAGCGCCCTTGCATGCGCTCTTGGGTAATCCCAATTTTGCCAGGGAAAGCTCTGCCAGCGCTGCGCCGGAGATTAACTCGCTGGCGCGGGTGTAGGTGTGCACGCTGGCTTTACCGTTGACGGCGAGCAGCGCGGCTTCAATGGCGATTTTGTTGGCGCCTGTGAGTTTTAGGGGTTTCATATTTTTCGGTTTTGGTTTTTGTTTTTTACTCTGACGGCCTCGTCAGTGGCGGTATTACCGCCAGACGCCCCCATGGGCGTTTCGGCCTAGGCTGCAAGATTTTTCTCAATGTGGTTGAGCATTGCGTCCCAGTGCCCAACGCCAAAGCACATTTCGTAAGCGTCTTTCATATCCATTCCAGCTTCCATCAGGCCTTTAATTACAACGGACGTTGCTACCATTTTTGCCTTTTCGATTGGCACGCCGGATGCGGTGAGTTCGGTTGCGATTTTCTTGAGGAGGTCTGCGGTGTTCGTTGTCATGGCGCCCATCTTAACTAAGCCGCTTGGCTAGGCAATATAAAAATGAAATTATTTTTCAGCCCTACGCTAACCTCTTGTCCTTGCGTGCGTTAGGACGCGGTTTTTTTGCGTTTTCCCGGCACGCAGCAGCCTTTTTTGCAGATTTTACCGCGCCGCCCTTGCGCCCGACTTGACTGAGATACTCTTTGAAGTGCATCCCACCACACTAGCCAACCCGTTTGGATTACGCAAGCGCCTGCGCAAATAGCTCAGCCTCAGCCACTCGGCGATCCCGCAGCCCCTCGGTGTCAGGCCACAGCCGCACTTGATCCTTAAACAGCTTAGGAATCGCATCCAACCTACCGTCTGCCAGTGCGTTACGGATGCCAAGCATCTCCGTGCGCCGCTCGCCCGTGAGTTTTGTGCCGCGATTAAAAACCAGTGAGAGCAAGGCACTTGCAGCATCCGGCGGAATAGATTCGGCGTGCGGGTAAATGCGCAACATTTGCAAATAAAAACGAGGCACCGTCTGCTCCTCAAAAACTTGGCAGGCGGCGGCCCACGGGACAACGATGTCGTGTAGCCCGACACACGCCTGGTTGGCTGCCTCGCCAGTGACGCCGCAATAGCGACTTAGCCGCTCGAGGTTACGCGGGAATATATGCGAGCCCCAATCTCGGGTGACTTGGGCGACAGTATTGTACCCGACGTCGTAGCCAATGCCGATGGTTACGCCAGACGCCTCCCCAGGCCAATTCGGGCTGGCCTCATGCTTGGAGTAATAGGCTTCGGATGTTGCCTCTTGGGCAATGATAAAATCGAGACCCTTGCGAGAGAGGTTCATTTTTTGTCGCGGATTTCTTGAATCGTCTGAACGATTTTTGCCACCGTGTAAACGAGGGAGGCAACCATTACCAGCAGTTTTACGATGTCGGAAAACTCGCTGAGGCTAATGACAAACGCCGCGAGATTGACAAAGTTCACCTTCAGCATTTCATCGATGTTGCGCTCAAGCATGGGCCAAAAAAGTAAGCGTTGATGCAGGCGTTGGCAAGCGTCCAGATTCGTCGTAAATCCCTGAGTAGGGCGTGATTTTATCGGGCGGCAGGCCGCTTCCGTCTTGGCACGCTGGCGGCAGCACGCGGTTTGGTTTTGCGAGGACCACCAGCCCGGCGGGCGGCACCTCGTTCAGGTAACGCTGCTGCATTCTTGGAATCTGAGGAACGGGCAAGACGGTCATTTTTGAAGTGCTTTAGCAGACGTGGACCGTAGGCGCCGATGCCGATGCCAAGCGCACCGGAAGCAAGCACCCAAAGCGTTGGTGCGATAAGAGAAAGGAGATTTAGAAAAAGCGGGATCATGGCGGTTTTGCCCGTCACTTTTTATCCCCAGGCTGGACGTGAGACGCCCCAAAATAAAATGAGACCACCATGCCCCACGACGTGCCTAGGCTGCCTATAAGCATCTGTAGGCCAGAGTTATCCCATGTTTTAAGGTCCCCAGTCATGAGCCCGATAAGGATTCCGAAAAAGCCAACGGTCACAAACGAGGCCAGCACAGCCGGCGTGCGAGCGCCGGTCTTAACCTGCATGTCGCGGGCGCTGGTCCGGTCGGCCTGCGCCAGTTTTTCTGCGTCGAGCCCCAGTTCGGCCATGCGCGTCTTGAGTTGCAGGTCAGCGGCCTGTAGCGCAGCCATCTGCTCCGCCGTTAGGTTGCCCGCGGCGAGCGCCTTGGTCACTTTGTCGGTGGTGGCAGCGTCGATTCCAAGGCATTTGCCGACCGCCTCAACGGCAAGCCCCCCCATGGGGCCGCCGATCAGGGTCGCAATTGTGGGGAGGACTGTGGAGATCCAGGACATTTAGAAATTTTGGATAAAGCTTCCAAACCAACTAGTTCCATCTGTAACAAATGAAATTACATCTGTTTTTCCAAGTGTAGGTGTAATTATAGGAGCAATTCCTGCGATCCATTTAATTGATGGAGTTGCCGTAAATGTAGCAGTTGTAACAGTTCCTGTTCCGGGCTGTTTAATAAACAACACAAAAGATTGCCCAGAAGAAACGCTTGGCAGTGTAATTGTTGCTGGCGTTGCGCTTGTTAGCGTTAATGTAAAATTTGTTCCGCTTGTTAAAGCAACTGTATAGGTCGATCCAATTGTAGCGATTACAGCAGCATTCATAAATGATGTCGCTTTTACTACACCAGTAACATCTAGTTTTTGAGTTGGAGCAGAATTATTGATTCCAACTCCATTTTTATCAATTCGCATCTGCTCAAATGCATCAGCACCAGCAGCAGATGGAAGAAATGAAAAATATCCATCATCAGTGCTATTTTGAACTTGAAGCTGAGCAAATCTTGCAAGTGGCGTTCTTCCAGTTCTTGTAAATTCAAAAATACCAGCACCATTAGTTGATGTAGTGGTAAAATTTACAATATTATTAATAGCTCCAGAAATTCCAAGTATTTTTGAAGCATTACCATTTAATGAAGTTGGAGCGGCTGTTCCAATCCCAATATTGCCAGTAGATGTGATAACAGTTGGACTCGCGTCTGGATTAGCTTCGTCTTCAACTCGCAACGCTTCGCCTGTTCCAATCTGAGTAATACGAAGAGCAGCAGCAGAATTGTCGTTAACAGAAATAATACGTTGATCAGAAGCGATGCTAATCGCACCAGCCGTATTTGTAATGGTTACATTGTTTCCAGCGGTGAGCGTTGCCCGAGTAAACCCAGTTCCATTTCCAATATCAAGGGCTCCATTCGCTGGCGTTGTTGCGAGTCCAGTCCCGCCCGAACCGACTGCCAATGTCGCACTAAGCCCGGCGGCGGTGCCTGTCGTGCTTTGGTTGAGCGTCGGTACGTCGGCAGTGGCAATTGTGTCCCACGCCGGTGCAGCGCCGTTTGTGCCGGTTCCCGTCTGCCGCAAAAACTTCTTTGTCGCGGTCGCGTTGGGCGCAAGCAGTGTTGTCGTGTCGGTTGCCGATTGATACGGCATTGAACCGAGAAGGGTCGTGTTGTTGCCGCCGACAATGTTGCTTGCCTTGGCGACAGTGCCCGCCGGAATAACGTAGTCAGTCCCTGCCGTCGCCGCCGTAAATGCCGCTGCGCCTGCTCCCTTAACGATGCCGGTGAGCGTCGCAACGCCAGTGCCGCCGCGTGCGACTCCCAGCGTGCCAGTCGTTAGTTTGCCAGTGTCGAGCGCCGGGATGTCGGCAGCAGCTAGCGCCCGCAGGATGACGTTGGTGCCATTGCCCGCGAGCACCTGGTTAGCCGTTGCGGCCCCAGCCAGGGCGTTGATGGCGGCCTGCCGTGTCGTTGCGCCGGTGCCACCGTTTTCGATGCTGGTTGCACGCGCAGAGTAGTCTGCCACCGTGACATTTGCGCCAATGAGCGTGCTATAAGCCGCCAAAAACGAATTGGAATACGAGACACTTTCAAGCGCCGCGTAGCAAGTCGCAGCCGCAGCCGTGATTGTGTAAGCCGCTGTGTCTGAGATCGTAAACGAGGAGTTAATAATCCCCAGAACAGTGTTGGCCGTTAGCATGTTAATGCCGCTTCCGCCTGTCGCAGTGTTGCTAATGTTAAAGCTGTTTCCGGCTAGTAACCCATTGCCAAGCCGCACAACCTCAGCACCTTTGCCTTCCAGAACAGAGTCGTGAATCTCGACGTAAGGCGTTTGTCCAAAGGTCAAAACAACGGTGCCGCTTGTCTGCGGCGGCGTCGTCAGGTTGAACGTGGTCAAGCCCGTGATGGCGTTGATCTGACTCAAGGAAGTGATACCAGTGCCGGTCACTTTCATCCCGACGGCCAAACCCGTAGTGTCTCCGACTGTTAGCGTTGTACCCACATTGCCAATAGTAAGGGTGCCCGTGCGGGTTGTTGTTGTCGATGTCGGTACATCCAACGCTCTGCCCGACACATTAAACGTCGTGTTGTTGCTCAGGTACAACGGCCCGTTGCCGTGCGTGACGCCAGTAGACGCCGAGCCTCCGCCGCTGCCCTCAAACCGGCAATTGTCGAGGTAGACTGAGACGTTATCATCGGTGCGCAAAAAGCTGTAAGTGTCTGACTTTGCGCCACTAAACGTGCAGCCACTGAAGCGTAATTGCGAAATATATTTTTGAGTTGAGACGCAAGCAACCGAGTCCGTCGTGATGCTGGACGAGAGGAAAGTGATGTTCTGAAATCCGATCCGGTTATTAGTCGAGTTAGGAGTCTCCGGAGCGTAAGTGTGTGCGCCGCTAATTGTTGGGGAGGCTCCATTTAATGGCGAGGCTATCGCCACAAGTGCGACGCTACCCTTAAGCGTCAGATCCTCAACGTAATCGGCAGGAGGAATCAAAACGCTGTAGGCGTTAAGTGCACTCGGAGATGTACATAAGTCAATGCAGC